AACCGCCCGGCAGGGTGTCGATCACGTTCGTCGAGTTCGCCGTGGCCGTAATGGCCTGCGAATCCGAGAACAAGGATTGTTGATCCATGATCATGATGTGCTACTCCTTTGTTCGTTTGCAGAGCGGACCGAAGCCCGCGCAGTGGATTCGCTTAGACGACTCGCGTTTCGGTCGACAGCAGCGCGTCGACGATGCGGATCGGGATGCCGAGGAACGACGTCGTGATCTGGCCTTGCGCTTCCGACACGCTCAGTGCGTTCTGCGACTTGTTCAGCGCCTGGACGCGCAGCATTTCGCCGACCGTGCGGTTGACGTAGAACACCGGGCGACCCATGCCCTGACGCGGAATACGCGCGGTCATGCGGATCATCGTCTGGATCAGGTCGACCGGCGACGTGCCGTTGACGCCCGGGAACGTCGGCGCCGTTGCGATCGTCGTCAGATCCGACACGTTGATGTTCGCTGCGCGCACGACATAGCGCCAATCCTTCAGCGCGATACCGCACTTCCACTGCCAGCGGTCAGCCACGGCGCGGAAACGGTTGTTGCTCGCGTCGAACGCGTCGATCGTGCCCAAGTCTTCGTGGAACACGCCGGCTTTCGAGCCCTTCGGGAAAATGCCGGTGACGGTCTGATCGCCCCAATTCATCAGCCAGATCGAGCAGTTGTTAGAACCGGTGCCGCCGCAATCGATGATGTTGTTCGCGTTGCCTGCGCCCGAGATCGTGCCGTAGCGCGTCGCGAGACCGGTGAAGCGTTCCGGGTTGACCGACACGTCGCCGTAGAACAGGGTCGACGCCATCGTTTCGTTCATCGCTTCGAGGAACGAGCTGGCTTCGGACAGGCGGAACGCAGCCGTGTTGCCATTCAGGTTCGCGACGTCAACGTCGATTTCATTGCGTGCTTCGAGCATGCCCGTTGCTTCGTCAACCTGTGCGCGCGTCGACTTGCTCGGCGGTACGCCACCGTACAGCTTGCGCCACACGACAGTCGGCAGACCCGTGCGGACGGTCGTGCGGTGACCGGTCGGCAGATTGCCTTCGGCCCATACGGCGTCGAGCAGGATCTCGTTCGTCTGGTTCAGCAGTTCGATCACGTCGGCGGTCGCGCCGGACGGGTCGAGCGATTTCGCTACGTCGAGCAGCGTCGGATTCTTTGTACCAAGTACGGCCATGATTTACGCCCCTTTATTTCATGTTCGGATAGAGGCGGTTCTCAAGCGGCGTCTTGGCGCGGTCACTCTGCCCCGCGTCGCCGCTGATAATGCGCCCGTCTTCACTGATTGCCTTGCCGGCCCGGACCATGAACCGAACAACTTCGGGATGGTTGCCAAGGCCGCTTTGATTCAGCAGCGCTTTCAACGCAGGAGAGCCGAACTTGTCGAGCGCTTGCTTTGCCACGGCCAGGTTCTCGGGCAGCTTGTCGCCGCCGATTTCCTTGTCAGAGGTTGTTTCCTCCGCCCATTTGGCCGTCGCCGCTTTCTGCTGCTCGGCAACCTGAGCCGCAAACCCTTGCGCCTGCTTGGCGCCGAGATCCGCGAGCTTCTGTGCTTCTTCCTGCGTCAAGCCCTTCTCTTTGGCGAACGCCTTCAACTCGTCCAGTGCTTCACCCTTCAGGTCAACGCCTTCGGGCAACTTGAACTCGTATTCGACGGGCGCAGTTTCGGCGGGCTTCTCGGCCGGCTTGGCTGCTTCGCCTTCGGCGGGCTTCGCCGTTGCTTCCGTTGCCTGCGTGGCTTCGGTCGCGGGTGTTGCTGCTTGGCTCTGCGATGCGTCGACGGGCGTCGCCGTCGTGCTGGTCGCTTCAGCCGGTGCCGCTTGGCTTTCAGTGGAGAGGTCAGCCATTTGGTTTTTCCTTTACCTGCGCTTCGTTCGCCATCTGCGCGTAGAGCAGGGCGCCGCCTTCGATCGAATGGATCTGTGCGACCAGCCGTAGCGCAATGCTGCGTTTGCCTTCGTTGAAAATCGACCAGTTCGTGTTGCCGTCGAATGACTGCTGGTACAGCCTTGCGTCGCCGAGCAGGCGCCACATGAAACGACGGCCACGTTTGCCGCTCATGAGCCAACGCACGTCATCCAACTCGATCGCCATCTCGAAGCGTGATTGCTCGCGGGATGTCGCGCGCTGCTCGTCTAGCGCGGTCAGATCGGTCGGGTTGAAGTCGTCGCTCATCGTGTGCGGAATATAAGGGCGCGGTTTGGCGGTAAGTGAACGCTGCCGGCGAAGTGCTTCTCGCTCGGCTCACAGCAGCGCGGCCCGTACATCTTTCGGGCGCACCACCAGCACCGGGCGGGGTTCATCCGTAGATGCGGTTCGCGAGCGGCTTCGGCTCGCTGTTACCGTTTGCGAGTTCCATGTCGGTGATCTGCAACGACATGCTGTTTTCGGCGCCGTCCTGGTTCTCGTACTGCGACACGCTGCACACTTCGACGAGCGCGGTGAGTTGCATGACCGTGCCGACCGGTGGCAGATCGGTGATGCCGAGCTTCGCGAGCGTCTCGTCGTCGAGTTGGATCGTGAGCCCGTACGGGTACGCCGGCTGATCGTCGTCATCGCAGCCGAGCATCGTCTCGCCCTTGGCTTCGGCCGCGCTGAGTTTCATCGAGATCATGACGCCGCCAAGAGTGAAGTGAAGCCCCACGGCGCCGACTGCTCGCCGATCTGGATGTTCAGCCCGAGAGACGGGCCGTAGGTGTTCGCGCCGCTGTGGAACAGGCGCAGCGTGCCGTCGCCAATGTCGACCACGAACGAGTCGAAGACCTGCAGGTTTTCCCACGCATACGTGCCTGGCGTTCCGGCTGCGATGCGCCACGCCCAAGTCTGGCCGCCGTCGAGCGAGATGCCTTGCCCGATGTAGCGCCCGATAGGCGGGTTGCCGGTCTGTGTTTGCGGAACGTAGTCGAACGAGATCAGGTATTGCTGGCCTTCCTGTCCCGGCGGGACGTAGATCGACGGCTCGCCCGCCGAGTCGTTGCGGAACAAGCCCACGGGCGGCAGCGCGGCGGGGATAACACCAGTCTGGTCGACCCAAGTCGCACCGAGGTCGCTCGACGTGAGCATGCCGAATCGCTTCACGCCATCGCCGCCGAGTCCGCAGCACCACATCTCGATGACGTTGCTACCCTGTCGGACACGCAGCATCGGATCGAAAACGCCCTGATTACGCCAGAAGTTATTCGAAGCCGGCACGGTCGCGCTGCAGATCAAGCCTTGCTTGGCCCACGTGTGAAGGTTGCTGCTCGTCGCCCAGCGGATCGTCGTGCCGTTGTTGGATACGTACGCTTGGTATGTCACGCCGGCGATCTGCACGGCGCCGCCATTGAACGAGTAGTAGCCGTCTGTCGCATCTGCGAGCTGCACCGGGTTCGCCGGGTCAGCGGTCCACGGCCCATCGATGCTAGGCGCAGTCCACAGCCCGAGATTCAGGATGTTCGAATTTGCCGCGTTCCCGTTCGTCACGTGTGCGGCGGCCGTGTATCCAGACAGCAACATGGCCCATCGACCGTTCACGGCGTCATAGAACGGCATCGGGTTCGCGATGTCCGTCGCGTCCCATGTGCCGGCCGAACCAAGCGGAATCACCGGCGCGCCGCTACTTGCCGCGCGCTTGGTGAACGAAGGCCAGTTGTAATTCGCGCCACCGAACGTCGCTACCTTCACCGGGCCGAATGTGGCTGTGCCGCCCGACGGGCCGTTGACGCCCATGTAAATGCCGCACTTGGTCGCCGTCTGGTTGAACGTAGACACCAACGACGAGATCTGAACGCCGTTAATCCAGACCGTGATATTCGGCCCGATGCAATCAATGCGCACAGCGGTTACGGCGTTGTTAACCACCGTCCCATCGGCGATGTACATCTGGTCGAACTGCGTGCCGCCCTGCTTGTTGTAGAGCGTGACGCGGTTGTATCGGGGATCGACCTGGATGCCCCAGTAATTGTTCGCATCCACGTAACGGAACATCAGAACGGCGATAACGCACAGATTGTTGTCTGGCGAATACGACGACATGGCGCATGAGGCAGTGAAATCCGACACGCCCGCGTCGAACACGTTGGAGTTCCCGTTCGCCTGAATCGTCGTAACGGCCTTGCCGCTGCCGTTCAGCGTGAACGCTCCGGCCGCGTTCGTGGTCCACGTCTTCGTGCCGATGTTCGTCGCACGAGACTCGACCGCCGTGCCATTGGTCCCGACGAAATCGTCTTCGACCAGGATCGGCGACTGCAGAGCCGTGGCGCGCACCATCGCGGCGAACGTCTTGCCGCCGTCGAATGAGATCGCCTCGATCACGTCGAAACCCGCAGCCGACAGCGTGGGCACGGTGCCGCCCGGCCAGGTGAACGATGACGGCCATGTAACCGTGAGCCCGTTCGCGGCGATGAAAATCTGAAACGATTGCGAGTTCGCCGGGTTGACGAGCGAAAGCGTCACGGCGCCAATCAGGTTCAGCTTGAATCGCGATGCCGTCGACAGGTTCAGCGCGATCGCGCCGGTTGCGAGTACGTTAACCTGCGCGGCCGTGCCGCCCGAGACGTACGGCCGCAGGCTGGTCGCGGGGAAGTTCACGAGTTGGCCGCCTTGACGCACCGTAACCAGATCGGCGTCAAGCAACGGGCTCGTCGACATCGTGTATTCGCTCATTGGGAGTTGTACCCGGTGAGGTTGTTCATGACGTCCGACAGCGCGTTGCTGCCCCCGCCCTGCGTCGGTGCTTGCGCCGCAGTCTTCGCGGTTTCGGCCGCCTGCTGCATCGCGGCTTGCTGCTGCGCCTGCTGCGCGGCCTTGGCGCGCGCCTGGCGTTGCTGGTCGCGTTGATCCGGGTCGATGTTCAGGGCCGGGTCGGTGCCGAGCATGTCGGCGTAACCCTCGTACCAGCCGTCGACGTCGAAGTTGTCGAGCACGGTGACGGGCTGCTGCGCGGTCATCTGCAACTGCACGATGCCGCCCATCGCCATCGTCAACTTGTCGACCGAGTTCGTGCCGATCTGCTTTTGCGCTTGCGCCAGGATCGAGACGAACTCGACCTGCAACTGAACGCCGCCGAGTTCCGGCGGGGGCGGCGGGAGCAAGCCGGCTTCGACCAGAATGTCGAACGCGGAGTCGACGAGCGGCTTGAGCAGTTCGTCGTGCAGGCGCTCGATCACCGGCCCGAGCATGAGCATCTTCTCTTCGTGCAACTCGGCGACTTCGGTCGCCGTCATGTTCGCGTTCGTGTTGTTCGCGAGCATGAGGAACAGGTCTTCGTAGAACGCGCTACGAATGCGGCCGCGCACGTCTTCGATATCCTGCAGCAGATACTGCAGCGGCAATTGCACTTCGAATGCGGTGCGAATGCCGCCGCCTTGCTGCACGCTGTCGACGTAGGAAATCCCGCCCGGCAGCGTATCCATGTCGTGATTCTTCAGCGACGTCGGCACCTGGATCGGCGGCTTCGTCATGAAATCGATAGCCTGACCCTTGCGCAGTTGCTCGTGCTGCAGCTGGCGGATGTCGCCGAGCGCGTCCATCGCGGGGCTGTTGCCGTAGATGTCACCGCCGAATGTCGACCAGCGCGGCGCGACAACGCGGAACTTCTTAAAGCCCGAGATCGAGAGCGTCGCCTGCGATCCGCCGGTCGTGCCCATGTTCGAGGTTTGCTGCGAGTCGGACGAACCGCCGATTTCGAGGTATGTCGACGTCCACGCCATGTTGCGCGCGTCAGACTTGCTCGGGTCGCGGTCTTCGTTCGGCTCGATCGCGTGGATCACCGTGCGCCAGACGTCAAGGTTGCCCATGTCGTACATGCGCCGCGTGTCTTCGCTGCAGTTCTCGTATCCGAATTCCTTGACGAGCTGCGCGACCGTCTTCTGGAACTCGCGATACAGCGTGTCGACTTCGCCGCGGTGATTCGTCGAGATCGCGTATTCCCCGGCGGTCAGCGGATACATGCGGATTACATCGTTGTAATCGTGCATGATGATCGACACGGCCGTGCCGAACGCGCCGATTTCCTCGTACATCTGGTGCAGCGACCGGTACACGTTCGACCGGTTGAACACGTCGAGAATGAGTTTCGTGACGTCGGCGCACCAGACCTTAACCGCCTGCTTTTTGTTCAGATCCGCGTACGGAGTCTTGAGCACGATCCACGGCCGAGCCGGCGACGTCGCCCCGGCCATCAGCCCGGCGCCGAGCACGCGCAGCGATTTCGTGGCAGTGCTGTCGAAAATGTTCTGATTGCGCCGGTTGCCGCGATTGCGGTCTTCGACGAAGAAGCGCCCGGCGCGGGGCAGCAACACGTTGGAAATGTCTTTCCACTCGGCGATCCACGACGAACGCTCATTCTTCAGCGCGTACCAGCGTTGGAGAATGAGCGTCTTACGCGTCACGATCGGCTTGGCGTTGCCGCCATTCTGGCTCGGCTTCGCGGCTGTCGTGTCCGGCGCGGCGGTCTGGTCGTCCGCGAGAAGCGTCGCCATTACGAAAGACCGCCGAATCGGACGGTGGTTACGTGCGGATTGGCGGGGCCGAGATCCTGCACGCGGACATAGCGCCCGTCGACGACTTTGACGTTGCGCATCGCGCAGGGGCAAGCAGGCTGCCCGTTCTGCGGACCGATGCAATTACACGCGGGGCATGCGGCGTCAGTGGTGACGGCTTGGCGAAAAATGTTCTCGAAGTCGTACACGGTCAACTCCCGAGCAGCGTGTTGCTACCAAGGCCGGTTGCGCCGCCCAGGTTGAGCGAGTTGTTGCTGACGCCACCGGCGCCGGTCAGCAGCGTCGACGCCGGGCCGCTGTTCACGCCTGCGGTCGCCGGGCCGTTGGTCGAGTTCACGCTCGACGTGTCGGCAGCCGTGGCTTTCTGCGCGGTGCCGGCGGCTGTCTTAGCGGCTGCGGCGTCCTGCGCGGCCTTGTCGGCCTGCTGGCCTTGCGAAATGCTGCTCATGTGCGCAGCGACACCGGTGCCGACAGCGCTGATCGCAGCAACGGCCAGCGGGATAAGCAGGGGTCCGCACATGGTCAATCCTCACGAATACGGGTTGTGCTCGGCGCGAGTGCGCGACGGCATCTGATATGCGTAGGGATCGTATTCGGCGTGGCGTTCGGTAAGTGAACGTTGCATGTCGTGCACCTTCGGTGTGTCGATCAGCGCGAGCACGTACGCCGATGCCCAATCGGGTGACCGTTTGATGCGTTTCTCGATGTCGTCGCGCGACTCGACTTGCACCGTCTTACCCTGCACGCGCCACTTCGGCGCGCAGAGATCAGCCGCGAGTCGCTTGTCGGGCGGCAGCGCGATACCGTTGTTCGCGTTCGGATCGAGCGCTTCACGCATGCGCCACCACAGTTCTGTGCGCAGGTTGAAGAAGCGCAGCCGCCCCGACTTGTCGAGCCCGCGCGCGGCTTCCGACACGTTGACGCCGTAGACCTGGATGCGCGACGTGTTCAGGAAGTCGTACGGCGACGAGCCAACGCCGATCACGTCGATGTGGATCGGCGCGTTGTCGCGCAGTGCGGCGAGCGTGTAGCCTGCCACGGTCGGGCCGTCTGGCGTCGCGCTACCGGGATGCACGATCGCCTTGTCGAACCACATACCGTGACGGCGCGCAATCACCGTGTTGTCGCGGCCGCCGCGCGCCACGTCGACGCCGAGCGAATCCATTGGCGGCTTGACGGCGGGTTCGATCCAGCGCGCCATTGCTGCGTCAACCCATTCGGTCGGGATCAACTGCATTGCGTCGTCTTCCATGCCTGCCTCGAATGAGCCGTAGAGCATCTGCGAGCGCAGCGGCTCGGGCAGCGCCTGAAGCTGCGACACGTAGTTCGTGCCGACCAGGTGCGGGTTATCGGTCACGCGCGACGGGATGAACGTTCGCGAGCGCGGGATCACGATCTCGCCCTTGTATTCGAACGGCTCGGGGCTCTCGACTTCCTTGTCGTGCCCGTCGATCGTGACGAACCAGCGCAACTCGCCAGGCACGGCGCGCTTGCCGGGGTATTTGCGATCGAGCCACGGCGCGAAGAACTCGATCAGCCAGCGGCCTTCAGCGCTCGACGGCGGGTTGAACGTGAGCAGCGTCTGACACTTCTGGCTCGGGTCGGTCGTCCGGTTCCACGCCATCAGGAAGCGGATCTGGAACTCGGGGATCTCGGCGGCTTCGTCGTAGATGATCAGATCGTGCGGGCGGCCGCGATACTTCTGCTCGTCGCCCATGTTCGGCACTGAGCCGAATTCGACCTGCACGTCGGGCAAGCGCCAGATCGCATCCTTGCTCGACCAGCCGTCACGGTTGCCGAGCAGTTCGCTCATGCGGTCGACCATGCCGACGTGCTCGGTGCCGTTCTTTCGAACCACGATGCACTTCTGATGCTGCGTCAGTGCCTTCCCAATGGCGAGGTCGGTCTTACCCCCGCCTGCTGCCCCGCCGAAGCCAATGACGTCCGCCTGAGACGTGTAGGCGATGGTTTGCGGACCCTTGAGTGGTTCCCATATCGGCGGCGTGAAGTCAGCGAGCAGCCGATCGAACTCGGCGCGCTCGGCTTCGGTCATGTACGGCCGAAGCGCTTCGTAGTCGGCGGGGCTCATTGCACGAGTTGCGGGTCGGTGTTCACGATCGTGCTGCGCATGTACGCGCATCGGTACACGACCCAGACGCGCGTATAGGGCCACCACGGCCTTACGGCTTCCCAGTCGTCACGCAGGGGCGTCGACAGGACAACGGCGCCCGCCTGGCGCCTATAGCAGATCGCTGCCATCGTCTTCCTGTTCGGCTTTGCGCTTCGCGGCGAGCGCGGCGAGCGCTTGGAGTTTGGCTTGACGTTCTTCGGCACTGAGGTTCAGCGAGTCGCCACCGGTCGTCACGTCGATCTTGTCGCCGTACTTCTTCGGCGCCCACTTCGCGAGCAGCTTCAGCCGCGTGTCGACCTGAAGACGGCGATGCCCGAGCATGTCGTCGCGGATCTCTTTGTAGCCATCCGCACTTTCCTCGCGGCGCACGCCTTCGACTGGCGTGTCGGCAATGTCGAGCGCCTCTTCGGCGATGGCGTCATAGCCAAGCTCACGCGCCTGCGCGATGCGTGCGGCAAACTGTGGATGGCTCACGCGCCAGTCGTAGACCGTGCGCCACGCCGGCATTCCAGCTTCGCGGCAAATAGCGCGCAGAGTTTCGCCGTTTGCGATTCGATCGCAAATCTCGTCAGCGATGGATTGGGAGTAGGAAGAATGTCGGGCCATGCGCGCATGTTGCGCGAGCCCGTTAGGGGTAAGTGAACGTCACTTCCAGCGAACTGCGGTCTGTGCGCGCTGCACGAAGTTGCAGATGTTCCACGCCATGCCAAGGCTGATCTCGAACTTCTCGGCGAGCGCCCGGTAACTCATGCCGCCGTCATGCAGTTGTCGAATCAGTTCCACCTCATGGTTCGACAGCTTGGCGCGCTGGTGATCTTCCCCGACGCGTAGCCCGCGCTCATTTACCCCGACCAGTCGTTTTTTCATACGGCCCCCGCGAGCGCGTTGTAATTTGCGAATACGTAATTTCCTGCGTGTTCATGGGTGTTACCCGTTACCCATTGCTACCCTTGAAATCCCTATGTGTGGAAAATAAATACAAGGTATATGTAAGGTATATATATCTCCCTTTTCCCCTCTCTCCACCTACTAATATAAAAACAAGGGTAACTAGGGTAACTAGGGTAGGCGCCTTACTGGATAAGGCTTTAAGCGCTACCCTTACCGTTACCCATACCCGTTACCCTAGGTCGTTTTCATCAGACTCGACCCAAACTTTGCGCAGCGTCCCGTTGACACGGCGAACCGTCTTCTCGAAGCCAAGGGTAACCAGCAGCCTGCCGACCCGCGTTTCGTGAGCGCGTTGAATATCGCGCGTAGAAAAATTCAGCGCCCCGACCAGCACATCGTGAAGACGGAACGGGCTATTTCGGCGCGGCGAATCGTCATCGAACTCGGGTTCATTGAGCCAATGCTCGACGCTTTCCGCCCACGTATCGGTGACCGTGTGCTCGGCATGCGCGTCGCCGGCCAATGCCTGCGCCTCAGACCACATGACCCCGTTCGCGCCGAACTTGAGCCGTGCCTCTGCCCACAACTGCAGCTGGTCAGCCGCGATGGCGTCCCGGTCGACGTACGTCGCGTTGACCGGGAGCCACCGCCGGTTGCCTGTCTCGTCGCCGAGGAACTCTTCCTGATTGGTCGTGCCGATGAACACAAGGCGCCGTGGGAACAACTGGGCGAACTCTTTGAACTTCGGCACCCATTGTTCATGCGTGCGCGTCACGAACGCCTTGACCGTTTCGAGATCCCGCGTCTGCAGACCGCGCAGCTCGGCGATCTCACCGACCAGCTTGCCGCGCATCGTGCGGGCGAGGTTGTCATCCTTCTCACCGAGCGAGACTTCGACGAAGTGCTCAATCGACGGCACCATCGCGGCGATCCCTGACGACTTGCCGATACCCTGCGGCCCGACCAGAATCGGCACCATGTCGGCCTTGACGCCCGGCTGCAGTACGCGCCCGGCCATCGCCGACCACAGGTAGAGCGACACAGCGCGCGTGTACGGCGTGTCGTCGACACCGAAATACCGTGTCAGGAACGTCTCGACGCGCGGCACGCCGTCGTGCGCCGGCAGCCCGTTGAGCCAGGTGACCGCCGAGTCGAACTTGTTTTCGTCGCCGGCATGGACCACGGCGTCGCGCATGATGTCTTTCGACACCGGCTTAAACCCGCGCTGCTCGAGCGTGATGCGCAGCCGGAAGTAATCGGGATCGGTGAACGAGCGCCACTCGACCGCGCCGCGCGGCGTCCACATCAGTTCATCGCGGAACGCGTCGTAACCGATCAGCCAGTCGACCATCGCCGGTGACGCGAGCGACTTCTGCACGTTCTCGACCGTCGGCAGGATCGAGCCTTTCGAGTCACGGCGCAGGGTCGGCATCTCGGGCAGCGCGTTCGGCTCGGGCACCACCACATCGAAATCCCCACTCACGTCTTCCTGCCACCCGTACGCGTCGCGCGCCAGGAACAGGATCGAGCGCGCGGTGATCGGTGCCCGGTTCGCGTCGTCCGACTTGCCAGCGAACGGCCAGACGCGCTCTTCGAGAAACGCCTGCGCGTACTTGCTTGACCTGGCCGAGAACTCATGCGCGAGCGCGAGCCCTTCGCTGCTACCCTGCGTCGCATGGTGCAGCGCGAAAATCACATTGCGCCACGCGTCGTAATCGAGTTCGTCATCGCCCGAGTTCGGGATCGCATCGAGCGCCGACTTGAGCGTTTCCAGTTCGACCGACACTTCGCCGACTGCCGGCGCGACCGGCTGCTCGCGCTCGAGCAGAGGGATTGCACTCGATACGGGCCACTCCATACCGGCGGCGTATTCTTTCTCGAGATCCTCGAGTTCGAAGCCGTCGAGCGGCACCGACTTGCCGGCCAGCGGCAGCACGACCATGTTCCCGAACCCGTCGACAGGCACGCTGTTTTGCTTAGGCGACAGTTCAACCTCTCGAGCCGAGACGCCTTTCGTACCTTCGGACAAGCCGCACGCCTCGAGCACCGAGCGCAGCGCCTGGCGCACGCTGTAGGCGTCTTGGGGCGCGTCCCATAGCAAATAGATGTGGATGCCGTGGCCGCCGCTCGAGCGAAACGGGATCGGCCGCAAGTCTCGAGACTCGAGCGCGGTCATGATCTCGAGCGCGACCGCCTGCATCTCATGCCACGGCGTCTCACCCTTGTGGCTGTCCAGATCAAAGATCGCGACTCGAGTCTCGCTCGAGCCCGGCTGGATCTGCGCCGCGCCGTATGCTGGTCCACCGTTGACGTGGTGCGCGAGCTTGGCCGGCGTCAACGCCTGCTTGATGTGCGACAGCTTGCCGTCGTGCTTTTTCCAGCAGTGCGACGTCACGACGCGCGAGACGATCGGCGCGAGCGCGTCGACGAGAATTTGGTTGCTCATGCGAGGCTCGCTGCAAAGTTGTTGGCTTCAAACACCGCGCGCGTGAATCCCATCGGTGTTGCGCTTCGGAAGTCGGCGCGGTCGTCTGACGGCGGCGCGGCGTGGATGCGGTTATCAGGCTTCGGCAGCCCGTCGAGCGCGTTGCGTTCCGGCATGACGAAGCCGCCGCCCGTCCACAGGCATGTTTGCTTCGTGTAGTTGTCGTCGGGCTCGAACGCGGTGTAATGCCAGGGGTGGAAGTTGTGGTCCGGCTTGCGCCAGTAGGTCGAGATGGTCGACACAGGGTTTTCGATCAGGTACGGCGCACCGCTCGCTTCGCAGAATTCAGCCGCCGCCGCGAACATCTCGATTGATTGCGCGAGCAGCCGCAAGCCCTTGCCTTTGAACCAGCGCGCGCCGCTCACGGCCAGATGCGTACACGGCGGGAAAGCGAAGACGAACGCGATGTCGCCGTGTACGTCGAGCGTTTCAGATAGAGCGTCCCAATGCGCGTACGTGATATTGCCTTCGCGGCGCGTGCCGACGTGCTGAATGTCGTAACAGATGCAGGCGTACCCGGCTTCGGCCCAAGGCCGCACGGCGTTACCTGTCTTGTCGAACAGCGAGATGACTGAGCCGAGCATCGCTTTTTGTCCTTTTTATGAACGAGCAAAACCCCGGCTAGAGGCGATCCACTAGCGCGAATTTTGACGATTGTTCGGTTTGTGTTAGGCTTTACCCAACAGGTGCGAAGGCAAGCCGTCCGTTTTGTTCGGATAAATGCCCGGCGCGAGCTGGTGAGGGGTGACTTCCCAGCCGGTGAGTTCGGCGAGTTGCAGCACGCGGGCGTCGGGGATGCGGCCTTTCTTGACCCATTCCCACACCGACACCCGGCCGATGTTCAGCGCACGCGCCACCTTCGCCCCACCACCGGCCTTGTCAATTGCTTTTTCGATGATCGACACAGGCGTGTTCCATATAAATGTTAGGGGATACCGAACATCATAGTTCGGCTACCCCTAACAAGTCAACATATGAAAGGAGGGTTGCGTGAAATTGGGCGATCGGATACACGAACTGCGTGAGGCGAAAGGGCTGACCGGAACGCAGCTCGGAAAGCTGGCGATCGATCCCGCCAACGGCAAGGGCGTCGGGCGCGGCGCCGTTTCAGATTGGGAACGACACGAGTCGCGCCCTGATAACGCAAGACTGCCCGCGATTGCAACGGCTCTAGGAGTAACAGTTGATTACTTGTTAAGCGGGCACAACACCCCGCATATCAGCGAATCGAATATTCCACATACTGGTAATATTCCCGCAAGCGAGATTGTAAGAAGAATCCCCGCCGCAGGGATGGTCCCCCTGATAACCTGGGACCAAGCAGCGCAGTGGAGTGGGAAAGTGGATATGTCGCAGGTTAGTGAGTGGATCCCGTGCCATCTCGCGCACGGACCGAACGCTTATTATCTGGAAATCGTCGGCGATAGCATGTTCGACCCGTCAGACGCCCGGTCCTTCAAGGAAGGCCACCTGATCGGGATCGACCCCGACCGCGCGGCCGGGCACCGCAGCTTTGTGGTCGTGCAAGACGGCGACGAAGCGCCGATACTGCGCCAGCTTCTAATAGAAGGCGACTCGCGCACACTGAAAGCGCTGAACCCCGAGTGGCCGAACCGCTTCGCCGCGATGCGCGCGGATCACAGGATTCTCGGCGTAGTCTTCTACCGGATGGAAAAAGGACTACCGTACTGATCTAACACCAAACCCCGCAAAACGATACCCGCCTTCGAGCGGGTATTTTTTCGTCTTTTTTGTTAGGCAACGCTTGACAAGTGTTCGGCGCTAGCCTACATTACATGTCAGGCGTTACCGAACAAGACAGCGCCACAAACCGGGAGACAACCATGGCACGAATCCGCAGCGGTATGAGCAACGACGCGCAAGACATCCTCGAACTGATGCGCCTGGCAGTCGGCGGCGCGGGCACGTTGACGCAGCACCTGCTGCGCGAATACGCGGCTCGGATCATCGCCTCGGGCATCCGCAGCGATCTCGGCGGCTGCTGAAGTGGGCGGTATCTACATCGGCGCCGGCATGGTTGTCGTCCTTTGGATTGTCCTTTCACCATTTTTTAACTAGGAGCATTTCATGAGTCTCGAAGCCGCACTGCTCGAACACAGCACCGTCATGCGCGAACTGATCGCCGTATTCAACCAGGTCGCAAACATCCAGATCGCACCGCAAGCCGACGCAGCGCCCGCCGTCAAGGCTGTCGTGAAGGCGCAGAAGGAACTCGCGGAGAAAGAAGCCGCAAAAAAGCCGGAAGCGGCACCGATCGATACCCCGAGTGGCGAAGCGTCGACACCGGCCCCGGCGACCGAATCCGCGAAGGTCGAAGCGCCCGCCGTTGAGCTGCAGCCGTGGCACGAGAAGACCGCCAAGCTGTACAGCGAACTCGCGACGGCAAAGCCGACGCTCGACAACGTGCGCAAGGCCGTGCTCGGCATCAACTCGCTGCTCGGGCAACCCGCCGGCCGCGAGCAGGCAACCGCGCTGCTCGGTCGCTTCGGCGCCAAGGCCGTGACGTTCAAGCCGGAAATGCCGGACAAGCCGGGCTTGAACGCCGACCAGTTCCCGGCCGTGTTCGAGATGGCGCTCGAAGTGCTGGCCGGCCATCTTGACGTGACCGCATCGATGGAAGGTGCAGCGTGACCCAAGACGAAATCCTGTGGCTCGCGTTGGGTATCCGCCGACGCGACTGGACTCAACCGACGCCCGCACCGAAGGAGCAATCATGAGCGACGTTATTGTGGAACGCGCCCACGCGCTGTTCTCGCCGTCGTCGGCCGCGACCTGGATCAACTGCAAGGCGTCGACCGCCGCGCAGCTCGGCCAGCCCGACGACAGCAGTGAGTTCGCCGACGACGGCAGCGCGTCGCACGAGTTGGCGAAGTGGTGTCTCGACGCCGGCCACGACGCAGCGGCGTACATCGGCCGCGTGATCAAGATCGGCGATCGCGAGTTCGATGTCGACGACGAACGCGCTGAGTACGTGCAGCTTTACCTCGACGACATCCGCAGCCGCAAAGCTGCGTACGAGTTGACCGGCGCCGCGGTGCAGATGTTGGTCGAGCAGCGCCTGTCGATCGAGCATATTACCGGAGAGAAAGGCGCGAAGGGCACGAGCGACTGCGTGCTGATCGCATCCTGGGACGACGGCCGCGCCGAGATCTGCGTTTCTGATCTTAAGTACGGCCGTGGCGTGCCGGTCTTCGCTGAGAAAAACTACCAGGGAATGATCTACGCGCACGCCGCACTGCACGAGCACAGCGACTTTTTCGACTTCACGAACGTGCGCATCGTGATCCACCAGGTGCGGCTGTCGGAGAAGCCGAGCGAATGGGAAATCACCCCCGCCGCGCTCACCGAGTGGATCTCGACGGTCGCGAAGCCGGCAGCCGAGCAGGCGATGCTGTACGTCGAGTCGGTCGACTTCGTGCCGCTCGCGCTGTCCGACTTCGTGCCCGGCGAAAAGCAATGCAAGTTTTGCAAGGCCAAGGCCGTATGCCCGGCGCTGGCGAAGCATGTCGAGGAAACGATCGGCGCTGACTTCGACGACATCGCCGATATGACGTCGAACGGGATCGCAACGGTCGTCGACCTGCTCGACAGCGAAGAACTCGGCAAGGTCTACCCGGCGCTGCCCCTGATCGAGATGTTCGGCAAGGCGGTGTTGGCGCGGATCGAAGCCGAACTGCTCAACGGCGGCACGGTTCCCGGCACGAAGCTGGTCCAAGGCCGTAAGGGCGCACGCAAGTGGTCGAGCACCGACGAAGCCGAAGCACTGCTCAAGTCGATGCGCCTGAAGGCCGACGAAATGTATTCGTTCAAGGTGATCAGCCCGACGCAAGCAGAGAAGCTGCTCGCGAAGGATTCGCCGCGGCGCTGGAAGAAGGCCGAAGCGCTGATCGTGCAGCCGAACGGCTCGCCGTCCGTCGCACCCGAGTCGGACAAGCGCCCCGCGCTCGTCATCGTCCCGGTCGCGGAAGACTTCGAAGTTGTCGACGACGGGGACGATCTGTCATGACAAACCGCGACCTGATCGAGATCCTGGTCGGCCACGGTCGACAACGAGCCGAAGCCGTAAAGATGGTGAAAGCGTTCGAAGCTGAAGTCGAGCGGCGCGTGCTGAACACGAAAGAGCGCCGGGAAACGATCGCGATCCACGCGCTGCAGGGTTTGCTCGCGGCCGACTATTACATCGGGCAGCCGGTCGTCGCAGCGGAAACCGCGCTGATGCACGCCGACACGCTGATCGCTGAACTGGACAAGCCATGAAAACACGTCGATCTATGAAGCGCACCAAATGGCTACCCGCGCTTACGAACCCGGTTCACAGGGGTGTTTATGAAGTCCGCATTCAGTGGGCGGACGGCACTGCGGACTTCGAGAAAGTTGAATGGGACGGGCGCAAGTGGCTCGGCTGGCCGATGTTCCACGACGACAGATGGCGCGGACTTGTGGAGCCGCCGAAATGAACGCCCGCGACCCGATCACACAACCGAATGGACTGAGCGCGTGCTTGCCGCCCGACGCGCGAGAGATGTTGGCCCGGGCGGCGAGAGAAGCAAGACTGATTGATAACCCGGCCGCGCGCAACGCTCACCTTCAGACAGCAATCGCCCGCGTCCAATCGAAATATCCAACGTTCTTTAAAGAGGTTTGACAATGGCAATCGTTCAACTCCAATCCGCCCGGCTGTCGTTCCCCGATCTGTTCGAAGCGAAACAGTACGAAGGTCAAGGCCCGTTCTCGTACCGCGCCGCGTTCCTGCAGGAAGAAGACCAGCCGGTGATGTTCAAGCAGACCGACGGTACGTGGAAGAAAACCACGATGCAGAAGGTCATCGCGCAAATCGCCGCCGATGCGTGGAAGACGAAGGCCGACGCGACGCTCAAGTCGCTCGCCGGCAACCCGCAAAAGTGCTGCTGGTATGACGGCAGCCTGAAAGAGTACGACGGGTACGAAGGTAACTTCGTGCTGTCGGCGTCGCGCAACCAGGACAAGGGCCGCCCGATCATCATCGACCGCGACAAGTCGCCGCTGACGGTCAGCGACGGCAAGCCGTACGCAGGTTGCTACGTCAACGCCACGGTCGAGATTTGGGCGCAAGACAACAAGTTCGGCAAGGGCATCCGCGCCACGCTGCGCGGCGTTCAGTTCGTCAAGGATGGCGACGCCTTCAGCGCTGGCTCGCCGGTGACCGACGACGAGTTCGAATCGATCGCAGCGCCGGAAGAAGCCACCGACGAACTCGGCTAAAGATCGCGCAGGGAGCCCGGCGCCACCCTTCGGCGCGGGGTAACTATCACACAGAGGAATCGCATCATGGCAAAGATCAAAAGCAAGATCACCGGCGACGAATTCGACGCACCGGCCGCAGACTTCACGAACGAGCCCGACTTCGAAGTGACCGACGCGGGAAACGAATTGACCGATGGCGCTGTGTCGGCGACGGCCCCGTCGGTCACATCTGGCACGACCGAATCCACAACCGATACGTCGTCAGCGGCGCCCGCGGCCCCGAGCGATGCACCGGTTGACTCGGGAAACGTCGAAGCGTCGTCGCCTGCTGGTTTGATGAGTGGCGACGCTTCTCCCTCCACGACTGGTGTCGCTGACTTGGGAAACGTGGATGCGTCAGATTCGTCTGGTTCGACGAATTCGCAACCGTCGACGCCGACGCCTGGCACCGACTTGGCGGTTGACGCGGGAAACGCGGCCCCGGTCGAGCCCTCACCGTCAACGAGCGCTGGTGCAAGTTCTGTCGACGCATCATCGGCGGTCAGTTCTGCCGTGGATGCTGGGACGGCTCAGGTTGGTGACGCGGGAAACCCTGCGCCTGCAGCCAGTACGGCCGATGTCGCGCCCACTGGTGACGCGGGAAACGTTGCTGCGGCGGGTACCTCTACGGCTGCACCCGCTTCGGATGCGCCGCCCGTCCCAAACGTGGACTCGTCGACCGAATCCTCGCCGGTATCCGTCGACGCCTCGCCCGCACCGGCAACCGCTGACGTGGGAAACGTCGATGCAAGCACCGCCCCTTCGGTCAGTGCTACGCCTGCGAGTGTCGCCGATTCCGCAGCGGCTGACGCCGCGACGCCGGTCGCTGTCGTCGCAACCCCGTCGACCGACTCGGTGAGCGCATCGCCGACTGGTGGCCCCACGGCAGGTGACGGCTCGACGCTCGACGCGAAGGACAAGCACGAAGTGCTGTCGATCCTCGAATCGGGACTGGTGTCCGAACTGGCCGACATCGTGCAGTGGACTGAGCAACTGCAGCACGCAGCCGACGCTTTCTTCACGGCGCTGCACTCGCGCATCGACGTAGAAGCCGCGCAGTAAAAGCCGCGCCCGGTGTCCCCGCACCGGGCGTTGCTGAAAGGATCGGTCACGCGGCGGTCGGCGCCGCAGATCACACCCGGGCCGATCCTTTCAGCAACGATTTTTAGCGGGTCGTTCACTCCGAGTCGCGCCGGCAGCGCGGATACAAAGCCTTGAATCGCTAACTGCCGTCGCCCGCAAAGAGCTTCAACGACGGCAGCATGCGCAAACCGCGAACGACGTAAGAATTGAGCGGAAATTCAAGGCACTGCCGTTTTAGGACACCTAACCGGAACTCAACATGACAGTCGATCTTTTCCTCGTCGCCGTTCTCGTCGCGCAAGTCGGCGTGCTGGTCGGCGCCTACGCGCGCCGCAACGTGTTCGCCGGCCTGCTCGGCGGGTTCGTGTCTTTCATCGCCGTGATCGGTATTGGAGCGTTTGTATGAACTACGGAAGCTGGGCTGACGAAGAACTGCGTCGCGCGCTTGGCGCAAACCCCGACGACGCTGACGCTACGGTCGAAGCCGCGCGGCGGTTCGCGACGGTAGTCGAGCCTGATCAGAACGAGATCGACGAACTGGACCGACAGATCAGGTCGCTCGAATCCGAGAACGACGACCTGCACGTCGAGATCACCGAACTCAACGATAAGGTTGACGCGCTCGAAGCCGAACTGAACGAGTTGAAAGACACGGCATGACCAAAAAATCACCTGTCGTTTTCGACTGCGAGGTCTACACGAACTATTTCCTTGTCATGTTCCGCAACATCGAGACAGGGAAAACCGTGTACTTCGAGCAGTTCGACGGCCACCCGTTCGAGGGTGAGCGCGTCATGCGCATCCTGACTCAATACCCGGTCGTCAGTTTCAACGGCAACGGGTTCGACGTGCCGCTGCTCGCGCTCGCCTGCAAAGGCGCGACGAACGCCGCGATCAAAGCCGGGTGCGATGCGATCATTCTGAACAACGTGCGCTACTGGCAATTCGAAAAGCAGTTCAATGTGCGCGTGCCGAAAATGGATCACATCGATCTGATCGAAGTCGCGCCCGGTATCGCGAGTCTCAAGATCTACGGCGGCCGCCTGCACTGCCAGCGCATGCAAGACCTGCCGATCGAGCCGTCGGCGCTGATCTCCGAGTCGGATCGGGAAAGGCTGCGCGAGTATTGCGGCAACGACTTGCAGACGACCATCGATCTTTACAACAAACTCAAGCCGCAGATCGATCTGCGCGCTCGCATGTCCGACGAATACGAGATCGAACTGCGCAGCAAATCCGACGCGCAAGTCGCCGAAGCCGTCATCAAAAAGAGCATGTCGAAGCTTCTCGGCCACGACGTCGAGCGGCCGCTCGTCGAGCCCGGCACGGTGTTCAAGTACCGCACGCCGGGCTACATCCAGTTCACCACGCCGAGAATGCAGGAAACGCTCGCGATGGTGCAGCGCGCCGACTTCGTGGTGTCGAGCGCCGGCAAAGTCGACATGCCGACCGAGTTGAAAGAAGCCGTGATCCCGATCGGCGGGTCGCGATACAAGATGGGCATCGGCGGGCTGCACTCGACCGAATCGACGATCGCGCACTTCGCCGACGCCGACACGATCCTTGTCGACCGCGACGTCACGAGCTATTACCCGGCGATCATCCTGCAGGGACTCTACCCGAAGCATATGGGCGAGTCGTTCCTGAAGGTTTACCGCGGCATCGTCGAGCGGCGCCTCGCCGCCAAGCGCAACGGCGATAAGGTCGTGGCCGACAGTCTCAAGATCACGATCAACGGCTCGTTCGGCAAGTTCGGCAGCAAGTGGTCGGCGCTCTACTCGCCGGATCTGCTGATCCAGACGACGATCACCGGCCAGCTCGCGTTGCTCATGCTGATCGAAAGCCTTGAGGCGAACGGTATCGCGGTCGTCAGCGCGAACACCGACGGCCTTGTCATCAAGTGCCCGCGCTCGCGCGAGCTCGATATGGACTGGCTCGTATTCGAATGGGAAATGGCGACGGGGTTCGACACCGAGGCGACGCACTACGCGGCGCTCTACTCGCGCGACGTGAACAATTACATCGCGCTGCGCGAAGACGGCAAAGGCTACAAATCGAAAGGCGCTTACACCCCGGCCGGGCTGCAGAAGAACCCGACAAACGAGATCTGCACCGAGGCAGCCGTCGCGTTCCTGCGCAAGGGTACGCCGGTCGAGCAGACGATCGGCGCCTGCGACGACATCCGCAAGTTCGTCACGATCCGCCAGGTGAAAGGCGGCGCGCATAAAGACGGTGTGTTCCTTGGCAAGGCCGTGCGCTGGTACTACGCGCGCGGCGTCGAAGGCGTGATCCAGTACAAGCTGAACGGCTACACCGTCGCGCGATCCGAAGGCGCCAAGCCCCTGATGGAACTCCCGGCGGCCGTTCCCGACGACGTGGATCTCGATTGGTACATCCGGGAAGCCGGCGAAATCCTGACGTCAGTCGGGTACAACGAATTTATTTAAAAAGTACTTGTCAGGCGCTGCCGAACATCCTATAGTTGAGTCGTGTTAGGTAACACCGAACAAGACCTTAGGAGATCACCGTGAAAAAACTTCTGTTAGCAGCCGCTCTCGCCGCAGCCCTTTCGGGTTGCGCGACGAAGCAATTTGTTCAAGCCGGCCAGGTCACCGACTTCGAAAAGACCACGATGTCGTGCCGCGAGATCGATCTCGAAATCGCGAAGACGCAAGGCCAGCAGCACGCCATCGACAAGCAAGCCGAGTTCTCAGGGCTCGACGTGCTGGCGATACTCGGCGACTTCGGGATCGGCAACGCCATCGCCCACACCGCCGCGCAAAAGACCGTCGACGAACGTATGGCGGATCTCAACAACCTGCGCGGCATCAAGGGCTGCGCGATCACCACGACAGGTGCGCTGTGAAATATTTCAAACGCTGGTTACTCAAGCGCGAGCTGCGCCAACTCAAGCGCGAACTCGACTACACGTTCGCCGTGCGGCGCGAGACGATCCGCCGCGAGACGAAGCTGCGCCGGCAGGCTGAGGCGATTTCGGCTGATCTCATGCGCATGGAAATTGGCGGGCGTCGTGCTTAATTTCCTCATCGCCTGCGCGATCTTCTGGTTCGCAAAGATCCTGGTCGGCGCGCTGGTGTTCGGCGGTCTGCTCGGGATCGGCGCTTTCGTGTCTTGGGTGCGCCGTGCTTGAACGTGACGTCGAAGCCTACCTCAAAGATCGCATGAAAGCGATCGGCGGGCGGGCGTACAAGTTCACGAGCCCGGGCCGGCGGAACGTGCTCGACGACATCTGCATTTTCCCCGGTGGCGCGATCGCCTTCGCCGAGTGCAAGGCGCCCGGCAAGAAGCCGAGCGCTGCGCAAATGCGCGAGCACGACCGGTTTCGCGAACTCGGCTGCGCGGTGTACGGCTGCATCGACTCGAAAGAAGCCGTCGACCGAATGATTGAAGAAATGGCCCCATTGATATGACCGCACAAATACACATCAAACCCGAAGACATCGAGCGCGTGCTCGAAAACGGGCGCCGCATGACGCGTCAACAAATAAGGCTGCGGCTCGGGCTGACGTACAACAGCGCACTGGACAGAACGCTGCCAGCGATGCTCGCGGCGGGACGCGTGTTCCGCGCACGGGAAGACGTCGACCACGACTCGGCGCACGCGCACTACGTCTATTACACGAGCGCCCCGGCGCCGGTCGCCGCGCCCTACCCGACCGTCCTGATGACGGGCGACCTGTCCGAGTATTGCCGGGAGATGAATCGATTTTCCGCGTTGCGCACGTCCAGGAGAGCAGCGTGAACCGCGAGATCACCCCGGCCGACGTCGACAACATCGACACGCTGAATTACATCATCCGCATTGCGTCGGGCGTTCTGTTTCTTTCGGTCGCCGGCATTGCCCATATCGTGGGGTTTCTGTGAAACTCATGACTGAAGACGAACTCGTGCGCGTCACCGGCAAGCGTCGCCACTCGAAGCAAGCCGAATGGTTCAAGCTGACGTTCGGTGTCGACGTCGTGCGAGCTGGTGACGGCAAGCTGATCGTCACCTGGCAGACGTTCGAAGCATTGAACGCAAAGAAGAACGGCCTTGGCGCGAGCGCGCCGGCTGCGGTTGAACTCTGTTTTGATTGATCATGGTCGAGCGCAAAAAAGCCAAATATCCGCGCGTGTATCAGAAGCATGGCGCCTGGTATTGGTCCGAGCCCGTCTCGGGAAAATGGATTCGTTTGTGCGCGCTGACTGATAGCGAGACGACACTCGTCGAACGACTCGCAGCTGAGCGTAAGAAGGTCGAGCGGCCCGAAGGCGTCGGCGACATGCGCCCGCTAATCGATCAGTACGTGCGCGAGCGCAAACATCAGCACAAAGAGAAAGCATGGCCGAAGTACGGCGAGTACGCCGGTAAGGGGTTCAGAAACGTGAACGTCGCTGACGTCAAGCCGACGCACGTCACGAACTGGCTGAAGGTGAAGTACGCCGACAAGCTGTCGATGCAGCGCGTCATGCGCGCGTTCCTGTCAGGCTTCTTTCAGTGGTGCGTCGACAACGGCCGCCGCGACACGAACCCCTGCGGCGAAGTGAAGCTGAAGAAGCCGAAGGCGCGCAAGACGTATATCACCGACGAGCACTTCGCGCGCATCCGCGACGCGATGCTGATCTACACCTACACGACCGGCGCGGGCAAGACGATCACCGGCCGTGTGAACACCGGCCCGATGATGCAGTGCTTCGTCGACCTGTGCTTCCTGACCGCGCAGCGCTCGACGGATATCCGCGCGCTGACGTGGAGCCAGGTCGACCGCGCGGCGGGCGTGATCCACTTCGTACCGAGCAAGACGGAAGACAGCAGCGGCGCGGCCGTCGACTTCACAATCACGCCCGAGATCGCCGCAGTGCTCGACCGGGTGCGCGAGATCGACGGCGTGCAGCGTATCGGCGAGACGCCAGTGATCCACGCGCTCGACGGCAAGCCGTACGGCGCCACGGCCGTGCGCTCGGCGTGGGATCGCGCATGTGAGCGCGCCGCGCTGACGGCTGAGAATTACACTGTGAAAGATATTCGCGCGAAAGCGCTCACCGACGCAGAGCGCGCCGGGTACGACATCGAGGCGTTGAAAATCGCGGCCGCACACAGCGACACGAAGACGACGCAGATCTATTTGAAGCAGCGCGAAGTGCCGGTATCAGATGTCCGGCTGCGCATACCTAGGAGCGCGTGATGGGTGAGTACGCAGATTACCTTATCGACCAGATGATCGACAACGGTAGTTATTTCCGCGCGCGCCGCAACACATGGTGCGTCACTTGCAAGAACTGCGGGATGGCCGGCTTGAAGTGGCGCGAAGAATCTGAAGGATGGCGCCTGTTCGAAAACGAGCGCGTCGAGCACAACCGACTCAAGCAGCACGTATGCAACCCGCCGTCGGAAGATGACTTCGACGTGATCGGCTAGCCAAATTTATTAGACAGCCGTTAGACATTGCATTAGACACCTTAAACCGCGTTACCTGCAAAGCCTTGTAAATACTGGTCGGAGCGAAAGGATTCGAACCTTCGACCCTCTGATCCCAAATCAGCATGGTCGAGACAGGGGTAAGCCAATCAGTATAAGGCTTTGCGCGGAGCGGTGTCTAATCGATTGCATAGAAAACAGGCACGAAGACATAAGGCTTTGCGCCCGATTGAACCGCAGTTATTAGACAGGTGACGCCCATGTCCATCAACCTGAATCACCTAGTTTCCGAGTGGGTGCGCAAGCACGGCGTCAAATTGACGGCAACTGCGCACGCGGATCTGCAGGGCGAAATTGCTATGCTCCTTCAAGCGAATGGCGTGCCGCCCCAATGCGAGCACGTCATGACGCGCTACATTCGCGACTGCTCGATGTGCGAAGACTGCGGCGCGATCCTGACAGACGGCACTTGGGGCGCGCAGTCGGGCAAGTGGTTCAAGTCATACACCGAAGCCTTACAAGAACATAACCGATGACCCGACGCATTTACAAACCCCACGACTACCAGCAGATTATCGGCGAGCACCTGGCCGAACACGATCGCGCGGCCGTCTTTGCTGGAATGGGAATGGGTAAAACTTCTTCCACCCTGTCGCATCTCGAAGCGTGCTATTCGCTCGGCATCGAGACGCAGCCAACGCTCGTGATCGCGCCGCTGCGCGTCGCACAGTCGACCTGGCCGGACGAGTGCCAGAAGTGGGAACACCTGCGCGGCATGGAAGTCGTGCCGATCATCGGCAGCGCGGCGCAACGCGCGCAGGCGCTGCGGCAAGACGCGCCGATCATGTCGATCAATTACGAGAATCTGCCTTGGCTCGTCGACTGGTTTAAGCACAATCCGCGCCCCTGGCCGTTCGGCACGGTGATCGCCGACGAGTCGACGAAGCTGAAGTCGACGCGGATCTCGATGCAGACAAGTAAGAAGGGCAAGGAATTCCAGAAGGGAACCGGCGGCAGCGTGCGCGGCCGTGCGCTCGCGCAAGTCGCGCACACGAAGGTGCGGCGATGGGTCAATCTCACCGGCACGCCAGCGCCGAACGGGTTGAAAGATCTATGGGGTCAGACGTGGTTCCTTGATGGCGGGCAGCGGCTCGGTCGGTCGTTCTCGGCGTTTGAGGGTCGCTGGTTTCAGTCGGTGCCCGGTGGGCAAGGCTATTCGCAGATCCGCCCGCTCGATCACGCGCAAGACGAGATCCAGGCGAAGTTACGTGACATCTGTCTGTCGCTCAACGCAGCCGACTATTTCGACATCGAGCAGCCGATCGTGCGCCCGGTGTACGTCGACCTGCCGGCCGCGGCTCGGCGCCTATACACCGACATGGAACGGCGCATGTTTATGGAAATCGGCGAGCACGAGATCGAAGCGATGAACGCGGCGAGCCGTACGATCAAATGCCTGCAGCTTGCGAACGGCGCCGCGTACGTCGACGAGTCTGGAAACTGGAAAGAGGTTCACGATGCCAAGCTGCAAGCGCTCGAAGACATTATCGAAGAAGCCGCCGGCATGCCGGTGCTCGTGGCTTACCACTTCAAGTCTGACCTTGCCCGGCTTCAGAAAGCTTTCCCTAAGGGTCGGGTGCTTGACGCTAATCCTGACACGATCCGGCAATGGAACGCGGGCCGTATCCCTGTTCTATTCGCACACCCCGCCAGTGCCGGGCACGGATTGAACCTGCAAGACGGCGGCAACATCGTCGCCTTCTTCGGTCACTGGTGGAACCTTGAAGAATTCCAGCAGATCATCGAGCGGATCGGGCCGACGCGCCAATTGCAAGCCGGGTATAAGCGGCCCGTTTTTATCTATCACATTATCGCCCGCGACACGATCGACGAAGATGTGATGTTGCGCCGAGAAACAAAACGTGAAGTGCAAGACATCTTGCTCGAATCCATGAAAAGAAAAACGCGCTAGAATCAGCGCGTTTAATCAGACGAGAACAAAAATGAATTTTCTATCGTGGCTCAAACGCCCCGTACCCCCGGCGCCAGTGGCTATCGTGACCGAGCCGCCGAAGCCTGTCGCGCCGCGCGCGCCGCTGGTTATCGTGCCGCCTGCGCCGCCGGCGGCCCCGCACTTCGATCCGTCTGGATTAATGAACCGCTATACCGAGTACCGGGGCTAGCGAACCCGGCGTGCTCGGATAAAGCCGTTTACCGTCATCGTGCTCACGGTGAACGTCGACTGCACCACGCAATAGGTCGTCGTCGTGCTCGCTAGACTTACGCGAACTGTGGGCGTCGTTATAACCTGCGCGGCGCCAGCCGGAAAACCAGTACTCGCGGATTGAACGAATCCACCGGTGTTCGTTCCGGGAAGCGTCGCCGATGTGGTCC